TCTTAGGTGCAAACTTAAGATTCATGTTCAAATAAATGCTTCTCCATTTTATCACGGTAGAGCTTTAGTTTCATATCGGCCCCTACCAACATGGGGACCATCTGATTCAACATGGGGTTCAGGTGAACAAAATAATGTGTTATATTCACAACGACCCTCTTTTTGGATAAATCCTTCAAACTCACAAGGAGGAGATATGGAACTTCCGTTTTTCTATTTTCGTAATTGGTTGAAAATATTTAATGGCACTGACTTTACAAATATGGGTCAAATGCGCATTACAAGTCCAACTGTTCTTAAGAATGCGAATTCTGTAGCAGGATCTGATGTGGAAATTGTTGTCTGGGCTATGGCTTCAGATGTAGTTCTTTCTGGAGCAACATCCGAGCTTGCTCTTCAGTCAACTCCACAGAAGATTAGTGCTGCTTCACGTGTTTCTAGAAATAGAAACAGTGGTGGCAAAATGAGATCTAAAATTATTAAAACTCGAAATGATGGTGATACTAATACTAGTGTCGTTTCTATTTTGAATGATATTAACGGTGGATTTAAAGATGAGTATGGCAAAGGTGTTGTATCTTCAACGGCATCTGCCATAGCTTCTGCAGCCAATACTGTAAGTTCCGTACCTGTGATTGGGCCTTTTGCTACCGCGACTGCTACTGCTGCGTCAGGTATTGCTGAAGTGGCAGATTATTTTGGATGGACAAACGTTCCAAACATAGCTGATTCACAACCAGTTCAAAATCAACCTTTTCATGCTTTTGCTTCACCTAGTATATCCACTCCAGTGCAGAAGCTTTCAGTTGATCCAAAAAATGAATTGTGTGTTGATTCACGTACAGTTGGATTAGATGGCACTGATGAATTATCTATTGAGAGTCTTGTTACTCGTGAATCTTACTTGATATCTACGAATTTTGCAGAATCCGCTTCAGTTGGAGATGTATTATTCTGTACATATGTGTGGCCTTTACACATGAGAGTCACATCTGAAACTATAAATTCTAGAACGTATACGAAACAATTTGAGACACCTTTGTCCCATATTTCACGTATGTTTAGATTTTGGAGGGGTGACATTTCATTTCGTTTTGTTGCAAATAAGACCAAGTATCATTCAGGAAGAGTTCTGATAACTTGGGATCCTTTGAAGGGATCTCCCACAGGAAATGTACCAACCGAGACTCACTCTGCAATTTGGGATTTTTCTCAATCTGAAGAGTTTGTGTTCACAGTGCCGTGGGGTTCTGCTGATCCATGGTTGAGAAGTTATGGTATTCGGCCTGAAGATCCTGAGTATTTAAAAACAGATGGGACAACATTGACTTCAACTTTTGGTGCAAATGGCCAAATTGTGATGACCGTGTTGACTAGATTGACCGGACCAGCTACTGGAGCCAACATTGATTTGTTGGTTTTCTCTCGGGGTTGCCCAAACATAAAGTTTAATGATCCAATTCAAGTTGATAAACGGTTTTGGTCATGGCGTCCACAGTCTTCTGTGGAATCCCTAGATACTAACCAAATTGAAGTGGAAACAACAGTCTCAGCTATTTCGCTAATCACCATGGGTGAAGATCATATATCCTTACGACCTCTGTTGCATCGTACAAACGAATATATAAAGCAACAGTTTGATAGTGACACAACGAGTCTTCTCAAATATGCTAACCACATTTTACCAAGAATGCCATTACTCCCTGGATTTGATACAGCGGGTTTTCACACCACTAATATCACTGGTGTGCCCCGTTTTAATTATATCCCTCATACTGCATATACTTGGTTGTCCCCAATGTTTGTTGGAATGCGTGGTAGTGTTACATATCATGTTAACGCTGCTTCACCAGAAATGGTGGATACTATAAGTATCGCTCGTTCTCACAAAACATTAGCAACTACTGGTTATTCTCGACAAGACAATGT